AAAAGTTCTTGGTTTTCAAGTTCAACTAAAACCAAAACTAAATATTTAAAATATAAAGAAAAATATTTAAAAATAAAAAAATGCATAGTTAAGTAAAATAGCTATACATTTGTTAGATTAGGATTTTATTCAATTGTTTTTTTCCACGACAACCCATCTAGAATAAAACCTAGTCTAACAAATGTATCTTTATGAATATTCCATTCAGGTTTAGATTTTATTGTTAATTCATATTTAAGAAAACGATCATCACGTACATCTTCAAATATTCCACCTTTTTTCTCTTTAATATCTATTCCTAAAGATCCAGGAATTTTTTCATCAAGTATAGTTTTAATAAATTCAATTCTATCTTCTAAATTTAAAGGAAATGGATATTTAGGATGGTTTGATGGTATTATTGTGTAAGTTTTTTTATTACCAGTTTTTTCAGTTGAGTACTTTTCAAGATATAATAATCTAAGTCTTATTGCATTACATATATTAGTACGGCTATCTGTGTTAAAGTCTGTTAAACCTATTTTTTTGGCTATTTTAATTAAATATTTTTTATCTTTAGATGAGAAACATACTGCCCCTTTTAGAGATGGGATACCAGTACCTCTTTTTTTATATAAGACCTTCTCTCTAGAATGTCTTATTTTAAATACATCATCTATATCTTCAACTACTATTTTTTTTCTTCCAACTGGTTTATCTATAATTCCAACATATTCAGCTTCATCTTTTTTATCATAATACTCAAAAACATCTGTAAAGTCATATTCTGAAGATTTTGATACTGATTTAATTATTTCAGATTCAACACCAAGTGATTCAAGTAATTTAGAATCTAATATATTTTTAAAGTATTGGTATAAAGATAGCTCTGTAACTAAATCTGTATGATAATTATTTCTATAAAACATAGGCACATCTTCATTTTGATTAAATGGTTGAAAAATATAATATTTTGATCTATAAATTAAATAACCAGGAACACTAAATTTATCAAATATATTATCATGAAAATTATTAAGATCATTTTCCGACACAGGTATTAGTTCATCTAATGCTTGGAATACAAAAAATGGATCAAATAGTTCTAGCTTTTCACCTGTAAAAGTGTTTTTAACTGTTTCAAGTATCTGATCTATTTGATAAACATATCTATATCTAAACATTTCCTTAATTTTTTCTTTACAAAAATCTATCTCATTTCTTGCTAGTTTGTTAGTAAAAGTAGAAAAATCTATTTTATCTTTAGATAGTTTTTTATAATATCCTGTTGTTCTATCGTAGTATTTTAAATTAAGTTTTTTATCAGAACAACTATAATCACATCTCTTAAAATCACATGTTAATGGACATTGAGTAAATTTAGTTTTATCTTCTAATGATAACTTGGCATACTCTAATGGTCCCACACATTCCTCATATTTCTTTACTTCTTCATCAAAAATATTACCATTATAGTTTAGTGCACAATCAATTGCAGATTCTTTCATTAGTCTTTCAGTTTCTTTGACTAGAAGATATTTACGTTCAGCCTTTTGATATAAAATTTCTTCTGTTGATAGATTTGAAGACCCTGTAGATACTACATATCTAAATACTTGAACTTCAGGATATGGATTTTCTTCTGTTGCTACTGAATTATGTACACAAAATCTAATTCCACGACCAATTACTTGCATCAACTGTCCCAAGTGATATGCAGTATCTAATATATGTATCTGTTTAATCTGTTTTATTGTTATACCTTCGGTCATAACTCTTGAACCTAATACAAATTTAATGAATTTACCATCTATATTACCTAAACTTGAAAATACTGAATCCAAAATCTTTTTTTTTTCTTCTGGTATTTGATCTGCTCCTTCTTCAGAACCACCAGTTACAGTAATATATGTTGAAGGATAAAATCTTCTATCAATCTTTGCTTTTACAAAGTCTTGATAGGTTATCCCAGTTAAATAATCTCTTGTATCAGGATTAAATGAATATGCACCATCTTCCCTATACTCTAAAAATCCATTTGCTAGTAAAACCTGTTCAAAAATTTCAATTCCAACTTTTACTAAATTAGAATAGATAAATGCAGTACCAGATCCTATGTTCTTTTTAATATTTGATAAACTTGGATAGTCTGAAGATGATTCAACTGGATCTGTTAGTTCAAGTAAATTAGTTAAACATGCATCAAATTTTGATGAAAAAAATTTAAGATAAGGTTGAGAAAATATTTTACCACTTAAAGATTTTGTTTTTTCATAATCTGTAATGATTTCATCTCCAGATTTATCATCTAGTATACCAAACTTTTTTCCAACAATTGATACTAGTTTTTCTTTATTTGTTTTTAACATATTACGTAATGAAGATAAACCTTCACGCCCAAATACTCCAATAACATCTTTTGTCTCTAAAGAATATGATGGAAAAACAAAATTAGCAACTGCTGCAGATCTTCTATCCAAAGTATCATCTGAATTAGCAATAACATAATCATAAACTGATTGCTGAAACTCATTCATTGGACATCTAACTAAAGGAGTAAATAGAATTTCTGGCGGCACCTCTCCCATATCAACTTGTTTAGCATAAACATATGGACTAGCACCTCTATAATATGAGATATATCCCTGACACATTTTACTAAAATATTCTCTTCCTCCTGGCTTGAATTCCATCAAATGATTTTTTTGATTTGTAAATACTATATCTCTATCAATTGGATCTTCAACAGGTCTCAAATAATTAATTAGTTGAATAACATCATCTGCCAAGTTTTTCATAGGTGTAGCTGAACAAAGCACAACTCTAAGATTTTTAGAATTTTCAATAATTTTTTTTACTGCTAACCCCCAATCATTACCTGTTAAATGATGTGCTTCGTCAATTATTAATACTGTATTATCTAAACTATCTATTTTATCAACTGCTATATCTCTTTCATAATCACCTTCTTCGTTTTTTCTATAAACTTTTTGTATATCACCATCACCTTTAATATGTTCAGTAATTTTTAATCCAAGAGCTTTTTTAGCAAATCCTCTATATGACATAATTCTATAGTACTGCATTGATAAAGCCTTTGCTTGTTTCATAGCACGATCTTTCTCTACTTTATCAATATATCCCATTGTTTGAGAAAAATCTTTTAAATATGTTTCTTTTGTACCTTTAATAATTTCATCTTTCCATGATTCTTTGAGTAGTGGACCAGGTACTAATACATAAATTTTAGTTCCATACTTCACTGCCATATCTTTAAAATTTTCAGCAATAGATATAGCTGCAATAGTTTTACCAGATCCTAACCCATGGAAAATTAAAACTCCTCGATAAGGAGTTTGAGGATTAATAAAATTTGATAATAAACTTTGATGAGATTGTAAATTTACATTTACTGAACAAATTTCTTCTCTAATTTTCTTAAGTTCTGGATATGTTGAAACTTGTATAGGTTTAGGGATTTTATGATAATAAAATTCTCTCTTTTCATAAATTTTTTTTTGAAAGTCATCTGCATTAATATTTGGATATGAAAAATCTTTCTTTAAAAGTTTTATTGTGTCCATTAGTATTTGACAAGATATTAAATTGAGTTAAAAAACAAATAATTTAGTTATAAATATATATTAATAATGAATACTGAAATCTTAGAATCATTTGTTATATCTGATCCAACTGCCTCTTTGAGTGAGACCACTGAAGAAATTAGTAACCCACTAAAGTCCACTCCTCCAGAGAAAACATTCAGTCTTTCACAAAGAAAGAAAATTGCAGAACGTGTTGAAATTCTTAAATCAAAAAAACATTTTAAACATATTTTTAAACTAATTCATGAATCTTGTCCTGGTTCTTATACAAGAGATAGTACAGGTGTATATATCAATTTTGAAGTTATTCCAAATAAAACAATTGAAACTGTTGAAAACTATCTAAATGAAGTAGCTCCTAAAAGTAGTTCAATACCTTTACCTACTAAGTATACACCATATTTTTCTGATGAATTTACTCACAAAGACTCGGGAATAAAACTATCAAATCATGAAAAGAATTTTCTTAAATATATAGGAAATGATTCTGATACAAATAACAAAACAAATAATAGTATATTAGAATCTGAATCAAGTATTAGAGCCACATCAGACTCAAATACAAATAAAACAAAAATTATAATCAAACCATTTACTTTTGAATAAAATATACTTAAAATTAATAAAATATAATAACTTATTAATTTATATGGAAAAATTTTTTGAGTATATAAAGTCAAGTCCAGATGCCACATCGCAATTTATCAATGGGGTGATGAAACAAAATTATTTAAACAAACAGTACTGGGAAGAAGTATGCCCTCTATTGAATTTTGCAGATCCCAAAGTAGAAACTTGGGTTTTGAATAATATTGACTTGTTTAATTTAAAGTATTTAATTCGATATGGTCATTGTTTGACACCAAATATAATTGATTGGATTTTATTAAATTTAGATCAACTAGATCTAAATATAGATGATTTATTCAAGTATCAATGTCTGTCTAGCACCCAGTTATTAAACTTAGTTGGATCTAATCCAAATATTAACTGGGTATTAATTCAAGAATTTCAACATATGTCTCAAGAGTTTATTAACAAGTATGAAATTAATTTAGATTGGGATTTGATATCAGAGTATCAGTTTATGGATTTGAAATTTCTTTTAACTAATAAATCTAAAATATCTTGGCATTTAATTCCAACTAATATTCATTTACAACCAATAATTAATCAGAGTTTTCTTAAAATATTTGGAGATACTAATATTTGGGATGGAATTGGATGGTTAGATAGCGAAGTAATAACAGTTGATGTTTTATTGAATGAATTTCCTAATTATCTAACACAAAAATCAATTAAATCTATTGAAAGAGCAAAAGAAGATGAACTGGATTTAATACAAAGAGAAAAACTAACACAATTAGCACATAATTTGAGAATTGGGTCTGTTTAATAATTATAAAAATATTGATTTTTTTATACATAAAAGAATAATCAATATTTATATACATAATTTAATATGGGGATCAAAGGGCTACATAAATTTTTGGAAACATATGCACCAAATGGAATAAAAGAAATTAATGTATCGACACTTCAAGACAAAGTTGTTGCTATAGATGCATCTATATTTATATACCAGTTTGCATCAGCAATAAAATCATCTGTTGATGATCTAAAAACATCAGATGGAAAAGTAACAACACATATCCATGGGATTCTTACTAAAACACTTGGAATTTTAAAAAAGAAAATTAAACCAATTTTTGTTTTTGATGGTAAACCTCCAAGTCTTAAACAAGGTGTCTTAGATACTAGAAAAGATACAAAGTCTAATGCTAGTGTAGAAATTAAACAAGTTAAACGCAAGTTAAGGAAGCTTCAAAGCAAGCTAGAGCCTATGCCTAAAACTGTTGAGGATATTCAAACCCAACTTGAAAATATAGCCAAGGCCAAAGAATTAGAAACTGTTCTAACAAAGTTACAAAAGAAGACTGTTAGTATAACTCATGCACAAATGGAAGAATGTAAAGAAATTATTAGACTACTTGGTATTCCAATTATTGAGGCATTAGAAGAAGCAGATTCTGAATGTGCTGCATTAGTTAAATCAGGTCTAGCTGATTTTGTGGCATCTGAAGATATGGATATATTAACTTTTGGCGCACCCAAGTTGATTAGAAAACTATCATCCAAATCAACAGTTGTTGAGTATGATTTAGCAAAAATTCTATCTGAACTAGGATTAAATCAAAATCAATTTATAGATTTATGTATTCTTCTAGGATGTGATTATACGGGCACAATTGGAAAAGTAGGACCAAAAAAGGCATATGAATTAATTAAAATTTATGGGTCAATTGAATCAATGTTAGTTTTAGATTCTGGTTTTAATCCAACAAATCCTAAATATATAATTCCAGAAAATTTTATATACACAGAATCTGCAGAATATTTTAAAAATCCTCCAATTAAACCAATTGATTTAGATAAAATCAAATGGACCAAACCAGATTATTCAGTTCTTCAAGAACTATTAAAAACAAAATATGAATATTCTGATGAAAATATTCAAAAAATGTTTGGAGTACTCCAAGGTGGGTACTATTCAGTAATTTCTGGTGAAAAGACTATTAAAGAGTACAATAAATCAAAATCTGAATATATTAAAAAACTTCGTGATAGTATTAATTTTGATTCTGATTCAGACTAAGGGTTACTTAAACTATTCAAACTAACAAATTTAGGATCTGACATTATTTTATTTGCTAACACAAAAGTTCCAATTAGTAGAATAAGAATAAACATAAACATCCATACGAGTAAGAACCAAGCAAATTTAGACCAACCTTTAACACATAACCAGTTTAGAGTGAAAACAACAACATATGTTACTGCTAATCTTACTAGAATATTTGAAAAATTAAGTTTTCCAGTTGTAATCATACGTGCTAGTAAAAACATAAACATAAAAGTAGAAAATACCAAATAAATATATGCAGGACCACATAATTTATTTATATTAATAATATCTTTGAACATCTATATATTATATCTATAGATTTTTTTCTGTACCAAGAAATTTATTTAGCGCATATACAAAAGTATATGGATTAGAACTTTTGAAGAGATTTAGTTCAAGTGCAACAATTTTTGCAATAATTTTTTTTATTTTTTTCTTATCTTGCTTCTTTAATGTAAAATAAGGATTAAATTCAAAGTTCAAAGAGTTAAATTCATTATATTTTGTAGTCAAGTCTTGTAACACCTTCTGTTGATCTGGATGTTCATTAATAATAGCCCCATCAAAAATATCATCTGTACCTAGACGTTGGGATGTTAAATATAAATATGCAGACTCAATTCTATTTATTTGAGATCCTCGATCTATATTTTCAGGATCTAAACTTGGGGGAATTTCAGGTTTTACACCATTAAAACCAAATAATTTATCAATTGAATTAAAAATCCAATCTAGTACAAGTTCAATCAAGGATTTAGACTTTGGTTTATCAGTCAAAGTTGTCTGAGAACCACCAAAAATAGTATTTTTTAACTGCCCTTGTATACCTAATGTTAGCCCTGCCATAATAATTCCTCCAAGAACAGAATAATTCAAGTCTGGAATAGGTAGTCCTAATTTGTTAGATTCAAGTCCAATATAGCTTTGAACAATTGACAAAATTTTAGGATATAGGGATTGAGCTGATGATAATGTCAAAGTAGTACCAACTCCAACTATTAACGCTTGAATTTCAGATTTTAAACTTGCATCTTTATATGATAGAAGTGATGAATTTGAAGACCCAGAATCTGATGTTACACCAAATATTGCATCTACTGCTTTATATGCTCCTAAAGTAGCAAAAGCAGTACCAGCAGTTACTGCAACAGTTTTTGCAGTTGAAATAATTTCTCCAACTTGTTTAACTTCATCTTCATTAACTGATGTAAATCCCATTTGAAGTTTCAATGCTTGTATTCTAGTATTTACTTCTTTGGTTATTGCATCTTGTACTTGTTCAGTAATAATATTTGTTGTTTCTGTTATTACTGTTGAAGTTTTTGCAAGTTCTCCAAGTATTTGATACAATTCTTGTTGAAGATCATAGTTTTCTATAATTTCTTGAGCTTGGTTTTCAGAATTAGATGTATCAGTTAGTCTAGCAAAAAATATTTTAATTGATTCAGCTTGAGAAATATATTCAGGTGATGCTTTAATTTGTTCAATTAATTTAGTAAGCTTGGCTTTATCTGTATTATCTGTATTATCTAACGTACCCTCTGACATTTTATCCAATATACCTTTTAAATCTGCATTTTCTTTATCTTGTTCTTCTTCATTTCTTGTTCTAAAATGTTTAAATTCATATATCTCAAACATATCAACTATCAAATCTGTTATACCTTTATTATCATCTTCTGTAAACGTTGTAATACCTTGTTCTTTCAAAAAATCAACTATATTTAAAGTATAAATATTTTGGTTTGATACTTCTAAAAGTATTTTATATAGTCGATTTGATAAGACTTTATTTACTCCAGGTTTTTTACTTCCAACATAAATAAATAAATCCATTTTTTCAACAAAATAATCTAGCTTGGAACTAGGTTCTTTGTTAACAAGCTTTAAAGATTCTTTATGTGCATTAAATATTTTTGTAAGTGTCTCAAATTGTTTTTCACTAATACCTTCATTAGATTTTAATTCATCTAAAATTTTTTTAAGAGTTTCTCTATTAACTATTAGTGCATCAAAGTTAAAATATGAATAAATTTTAAAAGTGTCTAGATCCCACTTGGGTACTTTTTTTGTTTGCTGATCAATAACATATTGTTCAAAATCTTTTATACTAAATATTGTATCTTTAGAACCAAAATATTGTTTTATACCAGTGATTGCTGTTCCAATTCCAAATTTAGATTGAAAATAACCAGTTATAAAATTAAGTAAATTCCAATCTATTGATTCAGGTGATAAAGCTATTAATAAATTATAAACATACTTTGCTAACTTTACTATCTTTGCTGGGTTGGAAGTTAAGCTTGTCAACTCATTTACCAACTGATTTATCTTAGTTTCAAGTATTGAATTTCGAATTTTCTTTTTTAAATATATTTTTTGTAAAGTTTTGGCATCTGATAAAGTAACTTTTGAATCTATTAATTTTTTAAGAATAGTTTTCAGTTTGGATTCTTTAACTAATTTATGTGATTTTTTTTCATTTGTATTTAAATTTAAATATATATGAATTGGTTTGTAAACATTTTCAATATTTTCATAATATATTTTATCTTTTGCACATTGATACATATATAAAAATATTTTAATTCCTGATAAAGTTTTATCTTTAATATTTAATATTACACATGGATCTAATAATGACGGGTCTATTAAGTCAAATAGTACAACTTTGTTAGTTTTTAAAAAATTTAAGTCTTCTAGTTTTAAGTTTTTTTTTTTAAGATTATCAATAATAGTTTTAGCCATAGTATCAAAATTTAAATACTCTTCATTTTGATCTATTATTATTAATAATTTGAATAATTCTTCATATGTAAAGTTTGTAAAATTTATATTTTGTTTTGATCTTTTTATAACCCAGTTATTTAATGATTTGTTGTATAAAACATAATCATTATCTTCAGGATTATGAACTTTTTGATTATATAATTTCAATATTTCTGTATATGTATCTATCTCTGGAATAGCTATAGTTCTAAAAACATTAACATATTTATAAAATTTAATAGAGGTTTTTAAAAGATCATAGTTATTAATGTTTGAATGGTAGTCTGAATGATTATATAATGTAAAAAATTTATTAGGTCCGGATTTAGATCTATCTATTTCTATTATATTAAAGTATTTATACACCAATCTAGTTGTATCCTCTGTGTCAGGATCTCCAAAAAAAATATTTTTCAGTGCTGTTTTAGTCACCTCTATAAAATCAAATGTATCATTAGATTCATCTTTAACAACTTTAATATAATCAATAATTTTATCTATATACCTAGTTAGTATAGGTTTACTATTATTTTGTATTATATCTTGATTAAAAGCTTCTGCTATTCGTGATAATTTATAATGTAATTCACTACCATCTAATTGTTGGTTTAAAGACTCGATATATAAACTAAAATCGTTTAAAAACTTTCTAATTAAATTATTACTATCAGGTATACCTAATCTAAATTTTTCTAATACTTTTTTAAAATTTAAATCTAAATTTAAATTTAAATTAGGGGTTATAAAATTAGTTTTAAGATTCATTTTACATAGGGAAATAATAGTATCATCATTTAGAAATAGAGGTTTAATAAATTCATAATAGTTTGTAGCAAGTTGACATAAAGTTTGATAATCTCTTCTACCTGCATCTATATCTTCATTCATAAATAATTCTTCTGGTATTTCATTTATTTTACTTTTATCACCTAATTTATTTTTAATCATCTCATTTACAGTTTTAAGATTTGTAATCTTTTGATTTATTCTTCCTATATCAGAAATTAAAGCTTTAGTTACAGTAATATAAAAGTCATAGATGTTATCAATATCTTCAACTGTAACTATAGTATCGGCATTATCATTTAAAATATTTAAATATTCTGCAATTTTATTATGCGGAGTCCCACATTTAGTTAAAAGATGATTTACTACTCGAGTTACTGCATTAAACACACCTCCATCTTGTATATCAACATACTGAATATCACTATTCATAATAATTAATATTATCCTAGATATTTTTATCTAGCTAAATATTAATTATTATGGGTATACCTGGATTTTTTAATGCTATATCTAAAAATTATCATATTGGTATTGGGGCTGAACTTGTTATTAAATCCCCTGATGTTTATTTAGATTTCAATTCTCTAATATATACAGCCAAGCATATTGTCGGGAACATTTTAACAAATTTTATTAAATCAAAACTAGGATTACCATATGATCAGTCAATAGAATTTAAAAACTTAATACCTAGATCTGAACTAATAAATTTCTCAAATCCTGATACTCTTGTGTCTGCCCGTGATTCTATGATATTTAAGACCATTGGTCAACTTTTAGCAAATATTCTTATTCAAACTTCTAATCCATCTGTTCATGTATATTTGGATGGTGTCCCTCATATAGGTAAAATGATTGAACAAAGAAAAAGATCTTTACTAGGAGGATTGATTGCGCATGCCAAAGATATAATTCAGTCTAATACTAATAAACTTGGTACTAAAGAATTAGAGTATCTTAAATTAGAATCCTATGTTATCCTAGATAAATCTGTGATTAAACCAGGTACAGGATTTATGGTCAAGTTAGAAACCTGGATTAAAAATAGTTATCCAACATGGACTTTAGATGGTTTTACTAATCCCGGTGAAGCAGAACATAAAATAATGAATGAATTAATTAATTTACCACATAGCTCCAATGTTATAGTTTATTCACCTGATGCAGATATGATTGTGTTACTTTTACCTCTGGCAACTAATATATCTAATTCATTTTATCTAGTTAGAGATTCAATAGATAAAAAGGTTTATGATTTAAAAGTTTTAGTTCAAGATATTCATTCGCATTTTACAAGCTTGACCAAACCAGGATCTAAATTATTTGACTTGCTATCTCAGATTGAACTCACAAGATTAATTTATGATGTATGTTTTATTTATAATATATTTGGAAATGATTTTTTACCTAAATTAGATGTAATTAATATATATGATAAATCAACTATATCTAGAGTACTAACCCAGTATATAAAATATTTGAATCAAGAAATTAAAACTAATTCTTTGGATAAATCATTTTTAACTAATCCAACTGAATCATCTGGTATTAACTGGATAGGTTATTCCAAATGGCTTGGTTTATTAGATAAAGAATTTCCTCATCCTATCCCTGAAAAATCTTTTCCTAACTCAAATTTTTTAACCAAATTAGATCCATCTAGTTATCATGATCAGATTTGGTCTTTAAATAATTGGGGTAAAGGATTTTATTCTAAACTCCCAGATAAAAATGTTTGGATCAAAGATTCATTTTATTCAAATACAATTTTCTTTGAACCTAATGAATCTATAGATTCAATAGTATGTGATTATTGTATTGGTGTTTTAATGATAGGGTTACTATATACCAAAGTATATACAACAAAGTTAACACCAGAAGAAAATCAAATTTTAACTCTGTGGTATTATCAACATCATAAAGCTCCATTAATTCAAAATATATGTGAATGGCTTGGAACTCAATCTAATAAATCTTTAAAAGAAAATATTCGTAAACATTTGAGATTAAAGCTGGAACGTTTTCCAGTTTCATTTGTTCCTGATTATATTTTCCAACTGTACTATGTGATACCAAGACACAGTGATTTTATAGATCTGGTTGGACAAAGTTACCAATCAACTTATCCTGAACTACTCCAACATAAAATATATGAACAATTTATTAGTCAATTAATTTGGAATAAAGAAAAGTCACGAGTTAATCTACAAGAACTTGTTGATTGTAATACTCAAAGGTTTATAGATAAATGTGTTCCTTTACTTAAATCAAAATTAAATGACCACTGGATTAATTTGATATTTGATCCTATAGATTGGATTATAAAATAATCCAAAAAACCTGCACATGATAAAACTTCGTAACAGTAGGTTTTGGATTTACGTACCAACCAAAATCAAATTTATCATCATCTCCCAAATATTCATATAGAAGTGTAAAAATAATCTCGGTAATATCTTTAGAATCAGGTTTCCAATCCATTGTATATTCACTATTCCATAAAATCCAATGATGTGTTTGATTAGGTAAATTATATCTAAAACGTGTGGGTTTAAATACCCATCCATTTGTTTTCTCCTCAAAAATCAACTTGATAATATCATCTTGATATATTATACTCATTAATGCTTTTTTTTCTATTTGAGTATTATGGTCTGGTCTACATGTATTACTATTTGGTAACCAAGGATATATTTCTGCTAGTTTATCTAGCTCTACTAAACTCGAATCAATCTGTCTTTGTAACATAATTTAAATTAAAGTAAATTTAATTTAACTTATTAAAACAAATATTTTTTCAATTATTTTTTATTTTCTTACATCTGGATAGTTTGATTCAAACCATTGGACAGTCTCTGCAAGTCCTTTTTCAATAGATTTAAATTCATGGTTAGGATAATATGATCTAAATAAACTATTAGAAGCAGTTTTTTTAAATTGACCATCTGATTTTGTAATATCATACTGAATGGGTCCATCAAAACCAAATTCTTTGGCAATTAATTCACCAACATAGCCAATTGATACTTCATCTGATGAATCTGGTGCCAAAATTATTGTGTCTATTTGTTTTGATTCTAATACATTTAATACACATCGAGCCAAATCATGTGAATGAATAAATTGTCTCAATGGCTTACCAGAACCAGAAATAATATATGGTAATTTATTTGATTTAGCTAACCAACATTTGTGGATTAATCCAGGAATCACATGTGAAGCCTCTAAATTAAAATTATCATTTGGACCATAAATATTAGTAGGGATAATACAGACCCAATTGTACCCATACTGGTTTGAATATGCGCGAATACCTACTTCTAGCATTCTTTTAGCATATGCATATGGAGCATTAGATGGATGTGGTGGTCCTGAATGTAACATTGTTTCATCTATTGGATAAGTTGTTGCATCTGGAAAAATACAGGTTGATAAACAACCAATTAGTCTATTTATTTTTAATTCATGAGCTGCTTTTAACACATTAGAATTAATAGTAAGATTTGTTTCTAACATTTCAACTGGATATTTCATATTTTTATATAGACCACCAACATTTGCAGCCAAATGTATAATAGCACTAGGATTAATACGTCTAAAATGTTCTAAAGTCAAGTCATATTCAAGTAAATTAACATCTGAACTAGAAATAAAAACAAATTCATATTGAGGATATTCTGATTCTATATATTTAATAGCTGAACCAACTAAACCAGAACCTCCTGTAACAAGTACTTTTTCCATGTATATCATATTAAAGGTATTTCTTCTTTAAATTACTTATTATTTCATCATCATCTATTTTATATGCATTTGGTGATACAAGTAACTCAATTACTTTATCTTTATTCCCTGCTATATGTGCAGAAATTATATCTCCTATTGTTTCTGTTTGAGTATATAAATCTAAGCTAGCATTGGAATTAGTATCTGAACTAGTATCCAAGTCAATATACGAGTTAGTATTTAATTCTTGGGTAAAAATTTGTTCTAAATCTTCTATCTGTTCTAATAGATCAAATGGTTTACCAAATTCTTCAATAAATTTATTAACTATTTCAAATTTAGTATCTAAAGACTCGATTATAGTATATTGAAGGTTTATTTTTGATATTTCAAGACCTGTATCTAAAATAATATTATCAAGTTGATCATACCAATTAATAAATATATCAATTGATGATTCATTTAATAGATAAAATGTTTTAATCCAACCTAATTCAGTTCTAATATCTAGTTCCAAATATATTTGGGAAAGAGATGCTTTGAAGGGACAATCCATTTATATAATTAATATTTCAGACAATTTAATTCCATAAATTAACGCGTTTAGACTCTGGGATATACATTGGATGTTCAGAATCTATCAGATACACTTTTACAAATTCTGGAATATTTGAAAGAATTTGATTTGTTCGATATCTTCCTGGAGCATGAGGATCTGTTTGTAAACGTTTGATTAATTCTTCTTGTCTAATTTTTTGTTTCCATACATTTGCATAAGATTTATATAGTAGTTTATATTGGTGTGTAAGAGCTTCAGATTGAGTTAATACTCTAGTACAAATTGTTATAGCAGTATAATCAGCAATATTTTCTCCAAGAGTAAGTTGTCCAGATACATTATGACCAAGTAGTTTAATAGAGTCAAATTGTTTAACAAGTGGTTTAGTTCTTTTAACATATGCAGATATATCAGATTGTGTCCACCATTCGGACAGTTGTCCTTTAGAATTAAATTTTCTTCCTTGATCATCAAATCCATGAGAAATTTCATGTGCGATTACTGACCCAATCCCACCTAAATTTTCTTCAAAAGAAGCCCTCAAAGAAAAAAATGGTTCTTGTAAAATACCTGCAGGAAAAACTATTTGATTCATTAGAGGATTATAATATGCATTTACATCATAACAATTCATATGCCATTCACCAATATTTGGTTTTGTTCCTAGCTTGGCTAGTTGAATATTTGAATTAAATATAGAATATGCTAATAATGTTTCAACTAAATTTTTTGATTCTAATTCAGCACTGGATTGCAATCCCGAAGGGATTTCAAATAATGGACTCCAATCTTTATATACATTTGTATGTCCTATTAGGACTTGCATTGATTTAATTTTTTTTACAGCAAGTTTTTTTGTTTGTAAACCCATCCACCCACAACCTAGAATTAAATCACATGATGCTAATTTTATTTTTTCAATCATATCTGAAATATAATCTGTTGTAGATAGATCATAGAATAGTTTAATATATTCTTTTCCAATTAATTCACCAACAACCCCGCTCATAATTTCAACAATTTTAATATCTGGAGATTTTTGTTTTTCAGTTCCATTTATAACAGTCTCAAAAAAATCAAAACATAAATTTTCACATTCTGTAGATAAAAATTGTCCTAATTTAACAAATATCCATAGTTTAATATACTCAACAAACATATCTGGATGTTCTGATTTTATTAAATTTTCTAGTGTTTTAAAATAATCAAAATTAAAAGAATTGATTTTATCTAAGTGTTTAGATATGTTAGGATTAAGATAACCTAATGGTTTGATTATTTGATTTAAATCTATACCAGGAACCAATGACTGAATATAATCTAAACTAACAATATTATAAATATTATCAATATTTCTTCTTTTAACATTTGAAAGAAGAGCACTAGCTATTTTTTTTTCAAAATTAAATATTTTTTTAGCTAGACCTGATCTAATCTTTTCTGTTAGGCCAGGTCGAGTAATAGATAAATATTTTTCAATAAATTTAATATATTGTATTCTAACAGATTCATAGGATGGTTCTAAATAGTATTCTTTAGATGGTAATAAACAATTAGATTCAATAATATTTATAATATATTCATCTCTTGATTTAAGATCTTGTCCAACATAAATTGATATTAATGGACATAAATCGAATACCGCAAGTACTCCTAAAATATAACCTAAATCTTGTTTTAAATCTATTAGTTTATATAGTGCATCTAATGGTTGAGTTTTTAGTCTATCTCTTGATTCATAATCAGAAATTTTTCTATATAAATCAACAATCAATTTTTGTTCTGAATTTAGACTTGAAAAATTTGTCGAGTCAAGCGTTTGTAAAATTTGAAAAATTTTTGAGTCAATTTTTGTTGAAATAATATTAAATGTAGAATATCTAGAATAGCCATCAGGTAGAGTAAAATTTTTAAGCCAGGAAGAATTAGTATGACTATAATAATCTGTGAAAGTTTCTTTTAATGAAGTCATCTTTATATAAACAAAGAAAAAATTATATAAAAAATTGAAAAACTAATATATTGAATATACAGTTATTTTGCTTTGATATATATAAAATGGGAAAGAATCTAATTGGCGGCAATAAGCAAAAAGGCAAAAAAAATCATGTACCAAAACAAAAATCGGTACCTATTAATGAAATTACGCCTGATAACAAAACAAGATTTGTTGGTCAGGTTATTAAAAATTTGGGATCTTCACGAGTTAATGTTGAAACTTTTCCAACAAATGACTCATATAATGCATTAATCCCTGGCTCTTTTAGAAAAAGAATCTGGATTAATACAAGTGACTATGTGTTAATCGAGATTTCAACGGAAATTAGTGGTAGTAACTGTTTTATTATTCACAAGTATGATCAAAATGAGATTGATGAACTAGTTGATTTAGGATATCTAACTTTGAAGCATCAAAATGATGATTTTGATAATAATTTTCAGTTTGCAGAAAAATCAGAAGAAGAAGAATCTGATTTTTTAAGTAAAATATAATTTAATTTATTTTATTTTATTTGTTAACTCGAGTAAAATTTTACATGTGATTTTTTTATCTATAAATCTTTGAGAAGGAATTTCTTTATAATTTAAAATAGTTGGAGTTGTAACTAAATTAATTAATTTTTCAAGTTCATCATATCCACCAATAAAATATTTTGTTTTATCCATATATAAAATTTTTGGATAAGATGTATATGATGGAGGAATTAGTTCTAAATCCGAGTCTTGAACTTCTATATTATCAACCCCAGATTTAATTTCATCTAATTTATTAACTAGATCATATTTATGTAATATATTTAAAGCTTTTAATGAATAACCGCAATTTTCTAAATAAAATATTTTAAACATTATAATTTAAATATACATTTTATTTATCTAAATACATTATATAATGACATCATTAACTAGCTATTTGCTTGTAATTTTAATTGTTGGAATTATTTTACTTACGATTACTTACACAACAGACTTTTCATTTCCTATTGGATCAATTAATATGGGTAATTTTTTTGATAATTCTAGCGAATCGTCTTCTTCATGTTCAAATATAGAATATGAAAAAAATAAAAAACCTCTACAACAATTCAAACCTAACCCTAATCAAGTCCAAAATAAATCTACACCCTCTGGCAGCGTATCTATAAAAACAAAAGAAGAATCAAATGATATTTCTAGCTTTTTAATAGATAATAATTTTGATTCTGATAATATAAATAAACAACTTTTTAACTATACCGAAGACTTTCAAATGACAGAAAATACAGGTAATGCTATTGCTAATGCATTAGCTGATTTAGCTTAAATACAGGTAATGCTATTGCTAATGCATTAGCTGATTTAGCTTAAATACAGGTAATGCTATTGCTAATGCATTAGCTGATTTAGCTTAAATACAGGTAATGCCAATGTTTAAACAGTTTGAATACAATTTATTGTTTTAATTTCAACTTGCTGAATTTTATCATAAAGATATGAATCTGCAGATCCACCATATCCCGTATCATTGATACAACTAATTCTAACAAAATTAGATGCTGATTTAATATCATAAGAAACATTAATTAAGACAGGATTTAATGACATTATAACAAAATCTCTATGTTTTATATTTTTAATTTTTTTAATATTTGACTGATATACTATATTATCAAGTACTGATGATGAATTTTCAATTTCAAGTTTATCAATATCAATATAAAAGTTTATATTTTTAAAATGTATAAAAAGCTTTTCAATATTTTTATAATAAGGGATTTCTTCAATTGAATTAAATTCATTTAATTCATTGAATCTATTTATTTTTTTTGAAACTGGTGAATTACATAAGTGAATTTCATTAGTTTCATTAAAAAGAAATGATCCATTAATAATAATATTGCCATCTAATTTTGTAGACTGATATAAACGATAAAACTTTTTTGGAAAGTAGCATGTATTCAAGAGAGGTGAAGTTGATAGTACAAGTTTATCATATTCTATATCAATAAATGACATGTATTCTATAATACTGTATTATATAATTTTTATGGTTAAATTTTTCATCCACTATTCTACCAAGCTATACTCTAAAACCTCTTGAATTGTTTTTACTAAGACAATTTCAATTGATTCTTTTGTTTGAATTAATAACTTTGTATAATCTTGTTCATTCTCATGTGGTATTAAAACTCGTCTACAACCTGCTTTAATCGCACCTTCTATTTTCGCATCTAGTCCGCCAATTGCTTTAACATTACCAATTAGATCAACTTCTCCTGTCATAGCTATATCATTTCTAATAGGTTTGGCTGCAAGTACTGAATAAATTGCAGTTGTGATTGCTATTCCTGCAGATGGACCATCTTTAGGTGTAGCACATTCAGGACAATGAATATGTAATCCAAATGATCCTATTGCATCCCATTCTTCTTTAACAAGTTTTTTAATATCAAATGGCAACAAATTCCAAGCGAGAGTCTTAGCACATACCATTGATTCTTTCATTACATCACCTTGTGATCCTGTTAATTCTAATCCTAATTTTTTATCTCCCATTGTTTTGATAATTTGAATCACGGTAATTCCACCAATTCCAGTTGCGGTTGCATATAATCCATTAATTAAACCTATTTGAGGTGTCAAATGTATCTGTTTGTGAGTTATTTTTGAATGTCTAGAAAGAACACGATCAATAAATTCTTGATCAATATATGTTCTGTATTGAAATATTTGAACTTGTTGAATCTGATCATGATTTATTTCTCTAAATATCTCTTTAAGTTTTTCAATGCATTTTCTCATACCTGCTTCAAATGTATATGTAGATATTAAATACTCGATTAATTTATCTTCAAATGTAATAGTTGAACTATCTATACCCACATTTTCACAAATTTGTGGAATTGTATAATCTTTAACTATCTTAATTTTTTCTTCAAGTCTTAATGGTTTAACTTTAATTTCTGTTATTCTATCACGTAACACTCGGTCAATTGCTTGAGGATCATTGTAGGAAAATATAAATATACATTTGGAAAAATCTAGTTCAATACCTGCAAAATACTTATCATATATCTCTTTATTTTGTGTTGGATCTGTTAAATGAATTAAAATATTAATTATATCTTTCCCATGATCCGTTGTTGAAACTTTATCAACTTCATCAAAAAATATTATAGGATTCATACATTTGGAGTCCATAAGTAGATCAACTAATTTACCCCATTGTGAACCTAAATATGTATAAGCATGACCTTCAAGAACAGAACCATCTCGAGCCCCACCTAAAGGTACAAAACAAAATGGTCTTGTTGAATCATCTGTCATATCAATTAAACATTTGGCAATACCTTCTCTAGCAATTTGAGTTTTACCAGTACCAGGAGGACCTTGAAGTCCAATTACTGCACCTTCAGCTTTTCCATTCATCCATTGAGCAAATAGTATTTCAATCTGTTTTTTAACATCTGATTGACCATAAATTGCAGAATCTAGCTTTGCACGGACTAATTTTAAATATTCTCGTTTTTCATTTGAAGCCTTTGATATTGATTGTATTAAAGATTCACACATATCTTTAATTTCAATAATTCTAATAAATTCACTTGTTTTTAAGTTTAGTCCAGAATTAGAATATATATCAATAGAATCTAATAAATTATTTAACTTTTGAATACTAGGACATATAGATTGATTTGATTTAAGTAAAATAATACAATCATGTTTAAGATCTTCTGGAATAAATTCATTATAGTTATTAATTAAATTTATTAGTTGAATAAACTCGTTTTTAAGTTTAGATGTTAAAGTAAAAATATATTCTTTTTTATAAACTCCAAAAGGTATTTTATAAAACCCATTTAAATAAGTTTCTGCTTTAGATGCAGATTCTTTAGATGAATTAAGTTCTTTAATCTTTGCAAGGGCTTTTGATTTATTTTTTTCTGAAGTTTTAAGTACAATTAGTTTTTCTTCCCATGTCATTTCAGGAAAAAATAAATCAAACCCTAACAACTTTTTCCTAGCAGCTATTTTTAAACTCCCAGACTCGTTTAGCAATTTTCTTATTGTCCAATGGAGTGTATCCTTCATATCTCCTGATCTAACATTTTCATATAATATATTTGCAACTATATTATCTTCTTCTTTTGAAAGTAATAATAGTATTATAATTTTTCGTTGTTTCACACGATCTGATCTTGTAAAATCTGTAATTAAATTACTAGTAAGAGATTTTGATATTTTTTTAAGTTCCTCATAATCTGTTTTAATTAATTCTACAATTTCATCAACTGTTTTAATTGTAAAATCTGTATATGCAAGTTGTGATAAATATTTATTTTTAAACTTGTATGGAATATTTAATAAATCAACATATTTATACAATTTAGTATATTTACATTCAAATTCATCCTCTTTAAATAAGGAGTTAAGTGGATCTTGTTTAAAATATCCATCAAACAAAAATGTATATGTACCTAAACATATTTTTAATACCGCAGAGTTTAACACGTATGTAAATGAAGGGGTTAAAATAGGATCTTTATTTTCAATAAAATTAATAGATGAGTTTTGATTCAAACTCAAATCTATTTTTGTTTCTTGTATTTTATTAATAATAAAATATTTATCTAAAAATTCAATCTTTGATTCAATTGTTGATTTATAATTATCAAAATCATATGAACTCATACAAAATTTAAAAATTTGATAAATTTGATTATAACCAATTGATAAAATTATTTTTTTTAATTCATCTCTTATTTCATCTAATGAACTATTATATAATTTAAATTTTTCAGTTCCTATTAAAGAATCTTCTTCAATTTTAAACTGTAAAAGTTTAATAGAAGAGAAAATATCTTCTAGAATTTCTAGAACGCTAATTAATGATTCATCTTTAATTACTTGATCTTTCTTCAGAGAAGAAATATGATAACCTATATTTTTATATATAGATACATTATCATCTAAGTCAGATATTAAAATACTTTTAAATAAATCTTTTTTATCTTCCATTATTATTGAACTATAGTTTATTGGGACTGATGGGTTTAAAAATTTTTAAACCCCTCAGTGTAAATAGTTATATTATATTTTAATTATATTTTAATTATATTCATTAGGTATGAAAATAGAATGAAATCCTAATCCAATCTCCTCTTTTATAGGTATATCTATAAAATTGTATGTATCTAGGTTCATTATTAACAATTTTGTGTCTTTATGATTATAAATACTAGAATAAAAAGCAAACAAATAATATGTGTTATCGATTTTTTTTATACTAGGTTCCCCAGATATATTTTTGTCAACTAGTTCGATCTTTTTTATTATTTCTAATCCTTCACATATTACAAATCCATTATTTACACAATTTTCAATATTTCTAAAAATTGTTCGATTACCATATAATATAGGAAACTCTATATTTAGTTCTTCAAGCTCGAGGTTTTTCTCTAAAGTTACTAATTTTGTTTTTTTATCTATTAATATTTTTCTATATTTTCCAGATATATCCATATTGTTGAAATTAATTATATCATAAAGAGATGCATAAATACTTATATGTGTAGTGTTTTCTTTACTATTTGCAAAATGAAACATATAAAAACTTTCATTAATATGATATTTTTCTATTTCCATATTCTGTTTATCTAATATATTAATAATAGTTTCTTTTGTAACATCTAATTTAACTGGCATAGATCCCTTAAAAATATTTTTGAAATCAACGAACAAAGGAGAATCAATAAAAATAATCTTATTTGGTGAACTCCAAAAATCATGAATTATTGGTAAATATTTTGTAGAAATTTTTTTAGTTTTTTTAGTTCTAAAATGTTTATTTAATTCAAAATAAGATACTTGATTTTTTAAAATATTACAATCTATTGTTTCTATGGTTATCCCATTTGTTTTTGAATGTGCTGAAAAATGTTTTATATTTTTAATTAATTTTTTTTCTTTTGTAGTAATTTTTTTTTTTTCAAAATCAATATTTAATTTATATGGCAAGTCCCTTTCATATAATGAATATGTATTATTGTTAAAATTTATAAATGCAGTATTTGAAACACCAATCAATTTAGGTAAGAGATCAAATATATTAAAAACTTCGAATAATAATCTTAAACCATTGTTTTTAGGTATCTTGCCATTCTTTTGTTCATATTTTAATTTATCTGTTCTTATAAAGTATTTTATGAATGTAATTTCTCCATTATCAAAAAAAACACCATTAATAACACCGTCTGCTATAAATAAATCAAAAATATTAGATACTTTTTTTATGTCTATATCTGGACCTATTAGTCCATAAAAACCATTTATTTTTTTCAAAAATTCAGACTGTTCATAATCTATCTTATAACTTATTACTTTGTTTATTTCACGATCTTTTATTTTAAATCTTGGGCCAAATGGTATCTTGATAAAAAATGTATTTACAAATAGTATTTCTGCTAACCATATCGACAAAAAGAAATATATATTCATATTAATATTAATATATATTTTTTATATTTAAATTTACGTTTTTTCATTTCCTATTAAATTACCTAGTAAATTACCTAGTAAATTTTTATGATGAGTGGATAAATATTGATTCTAGTTTGTTAGATTTAAAATACCCAATTAGCTCCAACTTCAAATGCCCAAAAAAATTTTTCTTTGAGAGTTGTTGAGAAGATCTTTTCAACAGGAATATCATGAGTTTTTAAAAATGCTACTGTAATTCTTGGATCTATATAATTGGTCTTGGATGTTCCCAATGAAATATTTTTTAACTCCATTTTTAAATCCTTTTTATGTTTTTGTGATTTAATATATTCTTTAAGTTTTTTAGCTTTATTTTTTTGACTTGGTGTAATTTCATCTAATCCATCGAGTTCAGATAACTTTTTTTTATATTCTTTGATTTTCACATTAATTTTTTCTACTGAATCTTCAAAACCTTTTGATACATTTTTTTGATGATTACAAAGTAATGCTACTTTAGCATTCGCTTTATTAAACATACCAAGTAGCAAATTAAGTTTGTCAGACTTATCATATGATTTATATTTTGATGTAATTGCTTGAAGTTCCTGCTGGAAAACATATGATGCATTAAATGTTCTAAAAACTTTTGCTGTTAGATCTGAATCAAATGTTTTTAAATAATCATTTAAATCTACTGATCTTATTTCATCAAATAAATCATCACCTTTGGATTTTGATGACAAAAATTTTTCTACATTTGAGTAAACTCGAGGATCCACTTGAACTTCATTCACATACCGGACTGAATCTTTACCTAAAAAATCTAATTTAATTATATAGTTTGGTTTACAGTTCACATGTTCAAATCTTAGTGAAGTAACACCTACAGTATCTGCTTGATCTTCTCCTTTTTCATTTCCAACTCTTAGAGCAAGTTTATCAATAAAATACAAAGCAGTTGCTAATTGGGCTATATGAGTATTTTCAGATTCTAAATTAGCTATATTAATTTTACGTATTTGATCAATTAACTTTACTAACTTTCGAGCTTTATTAAACTTTTCTTCATCTGATTTTGCTTTAAAATCAGATTTTGCACCTAACCATACATATTTGGTTTTACCTGTAATTGTATCTTTCCATGCTGCTAGCCATTCAGATTTATTATCATGAATTATTTTTTTCCATTTGGAACCTTGATAAAATGATGGAATTGGTGGAATTGGTGCTCCTTTTGATAAATTTAATATAACATCTTTTGGTTCTATTCTTGTCTTGATAGTTCCTAACTTGGGATGACAACCTCTACCAATAAAAATACCAGGAGGTTCCATTTTATAATTTCCAACTGGTTGGGGTTTGTTATCAACTAGAGCTGTTTTGAATGATTCTTCAAGAGCTGCTTGAGCTTCTTTAGACTGAGTTTTTGTTTCTGAATCTAAATCTTTTTTAGCTAGCTTGAGTTTTTCCAAATGTTTTGCTATTAAAGTAAAGTCACAAAGATCAAGAGATTCAATTGGCACTGATAAATTTTTTATAGTATGTTTCCATGATTTAAAAAAATTTTTATTAAATGATTTAGATTTGATATACTCGGTATCCAAGTATCGTGCATACATAGTTGCATACTCTTCAGCAAGCGGAGGTAAATTTACTTTGATTCCATTATAGATTAGAGGGATTCCATGAGGTTTATATAGTTCTGGAAACATTACTCCTGAATGAACAAAAGTAGACCATTTGACATCACCTTTAGCTCCACCAAAATGTTGATACAGCCAATATCTACATACTAGTTTAATATTAGTTTGCTCCATAGTTAAATATAGTTAAATTAAAATATATTTAGATATTTAAAAATTGCAATTTTGATTTAAATTTGATTTAAATAAATAACAACAGTAAATTATTATC